CTCGTATTGTTTCTTTGCTACTTGCAAATTGTGTTCATAAATCGTTTTTAATTTCATTGGCAAATCTATTATACCCTTTAATGCTTTAATCTCTGCTTGTATACTTAATATTGTGCTATATTCTTTTTCGTTTGTCAACTTTTCATATAAAATTTGTATTGCTTCATTTACATATTTTTTAATCTCATCTAACGGATTATTGTATAAATTTCTTAACCTTTCTTCCCAGTATTCTATACTATTGTTGTTCATTTTTATTTCCCTCGTTTTGTTGTTGTGGCTGTTGCATACCAGCCATCATTTGTTGTGCCATCATTTGCTGTTGCGCCATTACTTTCTGTTGCATTTGTCTTATATGTTTTCTTATGTGTTCTACAAATAGGTTAAATATCGTAGGATGTGTATCCTGAAATTCAACTGATTTAGCATTGTGTAATCCTATGTGTGTTTGGTCATTATCTTCTGGATTAACATCAACCTCTTTACCTAAAGACATTAGTTCATTTTCTTCTTGCGGGTCTCTTGGAATTTGTTTTTCTGGTTTAATTATAATATCATCAATATTTGTATTCCCCAGACATCTCCACGCTTCCCTAATAATAAGTTCAAAGTTAATAGCGTTTTGTGGCATTGCTTGTGCTACCTGTCCAAGCATTTGCAATAAATTTATCAATTGTTGACTTTTAACCACCAGGTTCGTTGATTGAATTGTCCCTATCCACCTGAAACCATATTCTGCTTCTAATACTTGTTTTGCGTTATCCTTAATGTTTAATTGGTATGCCAGATGTCCTAAAATCTTTTTAAGTTTTATTTCAGGCAAAAACAGTTTGTCAAGTAAAAAAGATTTTTGTAATAACGGAGTAAGCATTTGTGTTTCTATATCTGTTATAGCAGATGCAATAAAAGTGCTCATCATTTGAGAATGCATGGCAACTTCTGTTGCTGTTGTTCTTTTTGTTGTCATTGGCATAAATCCACCAATATTTGCATACTCTTCACACAATAACTTTAAAGCATTAAATGTTGCCAATCCTTCACCAAGTAATGATGGTGGTCTATCAAAAACGACAGCATCAGGTTCACATTGCCACATTGCTCCTGGTGCTAATACAATACTCTGTAAGTTTTGAATTCTTGCTGGGTCAACTTTAACAATCGGGTTTTGTGTCAATACGGCATTATCAAGCATCAGGTTTGCGTAATCATTTATAAGATATTGTAAATGTTGAACTTGTGAATATATTGAGTGCCCATAAAAAGAGTTTGGAATTCTTATAAATGGCATTGATAAATATGGTCTAAAATATTCCGCCTCACCTTCTGAATTTGTTTCATAAAAAGGAGATGGTGTTATTTGTATAATTCTTTTTTCTCCAGTCGTAAAAGAAACAATATAATCTTCCTCTTTATCGTTATTATCAAACTGATGTTTTATAAAACATTCTATTATTTCATAATATGGAACTTCTTTATACTGTTTAAGATATGTTTCGTTTGTTAAGTTTTCTTTTACATCAGAACTACTTATTTCAGAAATTCCATCAATGTTAATATATTTTTTAATTTTTGCCATTCTTTCAAGTTCATATTTATCTACAATTTTTCTGTGGAATATTATAAGTGCCTCATCTATTGTTTCAGCCGTTGATGGATAAACATAAAAATCATCTCTTAAATCTATTACTTTTAATTTTATACAATCTTTTTCAAAATATAATTTCATTACAGCAGTGCCTTTAATTATCAATTCCCTTAAAAATGTTTTAAGATAAACAGGAACTTTCATTTCTTCAAAAAATTGGTATTGTAAAAGTTTTTTTACTGCTTCAGCATATTTATCAGGAGTGCCTGGCATAGGATAAATTACAAAATTATCTCCATATGGGAACAGTTTATTGCTGATATCGTTTATTGCGTCTTCTGTTTTCTTTCTTACTATTGGAATATAAACTTCTGAAATAATGGGTTCATACTTATAAATATCCCTTCTGGCTCTCCATATGTTTTCCCACCTATCCCACTCTTTGTTCAACCAATCCCTTTCTACCTTTAAGTCATTATAAATATCAATCAAAAATTGCAATTCTCTTGCTTTTCTTTCATTATTTGCAAAGTTTATTATTTCTGCCATTTTATCCTCTTGTTATTTTAAACTTTTTAATACTTCTGGGTCAGGCAATGTTTCAATAAATTGTTCATATGCTTTTACTGGAATATAAATTGGGTTTTTTCTAAAAATAGTTTTTTGTCCAAAATATGAATATCTCCTGATTTCAAGACAATCCCCTTTATCGCTAAATACTTTTGATATAACTATACCACCATATATTGAGGTATCAAACTTTCCGATATCTATTCTTTTTTGTATCGCCATTTTGTGTTATGTTGTTTGTAGCCATTTTATGTTATTTATAACCATATTTTTATAATAATACTTTTATTCATAAATGTAAATAGAGTTTGTATTTTTTGATACAACCTTTGGAATTGCACTTGTAAAATTCTCATACTTTAGATTTAAACTACACAACCATCCAATACAACTTAAAATGTGGTCATTTTTGTCTTCTGGAATTCCTGATTTTTTATATGAATAAACACCAAATTCTGTTAAAGTGTTTTTTAAATTCCTGAAAATAAATAATCTGTTGCTTCTTAACATTGTTTTAACAGAATTTATCATTGTCATTTTTTCTATTATTGGGGCTTTAAATAATGGTTTAATTCCAGCATCTACATATGCCCTGTAATCCGTAATGTGTGTTTGAGAACCCCTTCTATCACTTGATGGGTCAATATAAGTGCGTAATATTTTCTCGTTTCCTGTTAAAAGAATAATATTTTTTGCATTTTCATCTATTGTTTTATCTGTTTCATAATATTCTCTATAAACAAAATATCTATCATTTTTATCAATTGCCACCCATATACAGGCAGTAGGGTCTTTTATTCCAACATCAATAAACCTTAATCTTATACAGTCATCCTGTATATGAAACGGCATTACACAATGTTTTGTTATTGAAAATTCTTTATAAACAAGTCCTTCAAAAAACAAAAAGTTTCCATATAATCTGGCTTGTAATTCTTCTGGAGAATATAATGTTTTTAATCTTTCAATTTCCCCTTGTGGTAAGTTAATAGAGTTTTCATATGTTGAACCTTTAAATATTTCTAATTCTGGGTCAGCAAATTGTCTTAAATATATTTTCTCATACATCCAGGATGAATATAGAGGTGTTATTGTTATCCACAAATCACCTTTTTTATCAAGTGTCCTCATTAGTATTTCTCTAAAAATTTCTTCTGGAACATCTTCATCTATTGCGGCATATCTTATGCTTGCTCCTGTAAACTTCTCTACTCCACTATCTGTTGATTTAAAATATATCATAGAACCATTTTTTACTTCTAATATCTGCTCTCTTTTATAAAACTTTTTAACTTGATTTCCTAAAAAATGCTTAATATATGGTATCATCACTACTTGCGCCACTCTGCTATCTGGACTTACTACCCAACCATCATTCGGCGTCTCAATTTTTTTGTCTTCTCTTAACCCTAATGCAAATCTAACTACTTCATAAGAACTTACTTTGCTTTTACCAGACCTATTACCAGCAAATACTACTCTAAACCTCTTTTGTGAATTTAAAAAATCTTCTTGAAATCCTTTATTGGGTTTAAATAATAAATAAGGATATTCTTGATATCCCCTATTTAAGTTTATTAAAACATTGCTTAATTCATTCATTTTAACACACTATCTATTATTTCTTTTAACCTTTTTGCTAACTCTTTATTGCCCATTAATAATTCTTTTATCTTCTCTTCATCACTCATTATGTCACTAACTTTTATCTCATCATCAGGAAGTTTAAACTCAATTAAATCCCTTAATGTTGGAAGTAAATAAGACATCGTCTTTATGTCTATCTTTGAATTGCTTTGCCCTATCTCTTCCAATATCTTTGTCAATAATATCTTCGCCTGCTCCCTGATATGTAACTCCCATATCCCCTTATCTCTTATTAAATCCTTAATTTTCTTAAATTCTCTCTCTTCCATATTTACCATTATATCTACTTTTTCTTTATTGTCAATACCTATCCATAAAAAAACATTAGTATTTTAAGGTCATAATAGTATATACCCAAACTCAGGTAGTCTTATGGGGGATATATAGGGTATATATTGTGACGTAATCTGGTGACATAATCTTGTGACAGTATATTGTGACATAATCTTGTGACATACTACAGTAACAAACTATAGTGAGATACTATAGTAACAGGAATATATTACGTGTATATTGGGTATATATTAGGAAAAATTAAGGTATATTTAGGGGATATATTAAGTATTTAGGAATATTAAGGTATAAATAAGGGTATATTAAGGGTATATAAGTAACATGTATATATTATGGTATATATCAGGTATATATTGGGTATATAAGTATTTAAGACACATAATAATATATAGTTTTTATAGATATATATTAAGTATATTGAGTATATTTTCAGTATATAAATAATAGGGGGTGTCAAGACATATAAGGTATTGATATTGTGATATGTAGATATAGTTAAGGAAAAATGGCAGGTATAATATAGTCAGAAAAGAAAAAAGAACAACCAACACAAAAGGAGGGGAAAATGAGAGAAGTAAAAAAAGAAGTGCTGATCAGAAATCTGCAGAAGGAAAAAGATACAGATTGGAGTGCGGTAGCAGATTATTTTGTCTATTGGTTGCTTGCACACACAGACAGCGAAACGTTTGAATTGTTTCGCAAGTTTCTTGAGACAGAAGGGGACGAATGGTATCTCGAAGGGGCTGAAGAACCTGGAACAGAGGTTTGGGAAGGGTTCTATGATTATGGAAGTGATATAGAGGCATTCGCTGACGATTGGGTGGCGGAAGAGGACAGAGAAAATTTTTTGCAGTTTGTGGAAAAAGCGAGTGGGAAATAACAAAGGGGGTAAAAATGGAAAGAAAAAATGAAATAGAAAAAGAAATAATAAATCAAGTAGAAAAAATAGCGCAAGACAGTTTTAAAGATTTTGTTAACATACTTCGTAATGAAGATGAATACGATAAAGGTTTATATCAGTTTATAAAAAAATTGCGAAGTTTTTTTTGGGAGTTCATTTTGCAGGAAAGATTTAAACACAAGAGATATAGTTATAGGTTTAATTTTATTGCGAACATAACAAATTTGTCGGTTGAAGTTGGAGAACAAGGAGAATACAAAGTATATTTTGTCGTAGGGTTTAAAACAAGGATTGTAAGCGACCCATACTTGTTCAGTTTGTATGATTTAGGAGTATGCTACTCAAGAGGGGATAAATTTTTAGGGGTAGCAATAGATGTAAAGGACAAAGGATTGTTCACAGCAAAGCAATGAAAAAAAAGTGGGTAAAAATGGGAAAGGTAAAAAAAGAAGTGAGAAAGAAAAGGAATGAAATAACGAGAAGGGGGAAGAAAATGGAAAGAATAATAAATGGTGAATACAAGATAAAAACTTTTCGCAGAAGGTATACGGATAGCGATACAAGATGCAAAGAGATAATAAAATATAGAAAAGTAGACATAAACGCACATTACAAAATTGAAGAAGGACAGGTTATTGAATATTACGAAAAAGAGGGAGAAGGAGAATACAAACCCGCACAACAGCATCTGATAGGATATTCTTATTTATCTTTGATAGATAAGAGGAACAATGAAGATTTGATGTGGATACAAGGAAACAAAGGGGGCGAAAAATGGATGATAGCAAAAAGTATGAATTCTGAAGATTGGGAATGGAAGGGAAAAAATGAGGTAATAAAAGAATTTTTAAAATTATTGCAGGAAAAATACAAGGTGAAATTGATTATTCAAAATAGCGAAATTTTATAAAGAAAAGGGGTAGAAAAAATGAAAATAAAACCCAATAAAGTTATCCACAAGTTATCCACAATATATTCACAAGTTATCCACAAGTTATCCACAGGTTATTCACAGGTTAAATTACTCATAAATCAACACTTAAATGTTTTTAACGGGTTCTACTATTACTATTATTATAATATATTCTTAAATACTCTTAATATTATGGTAAATACTCTTAATATTCAAGTAACCTTAATATCAGGTAACCTTAAATTAAGGTAACCTTAAATTTAGGTTACATTAGAAAGGGGGTGATTAAAAATGAAATTTTATACAAGCGATGGGGTTTTGGCTTTGTTATGCAAAATGGCAGGTTGTAAAGTTGAAGGTAAAGATATTTTTGTTAAATTGGTGAATGGAGAAAGAAAAAAAATCAGGACAATTGAGGTTCAGACACGAAAAAAGAAAATCATTAAGGCATTAAAATAAAAAGGGGGGTAAAATGGTAATAACAGGAAAAGAATTATTGTTGTTTGGGTTGTTTGTAGTAATTTGTTTCAATTTTATTTTTAGAGAAGATTAATAAAAGGGGGAATAAATGAAAAAATATAAATGTTTAGTGTGTAATGGGGAATTTGAAGGGTGGAAAGAGTTTGCAAATCATATGCTGGTAAGAAAAAAAACCGATTGGGGGGATGTTGTGGAAGAAATGGAAAAAAAACATAAGATAGCATTTGATAAAAGCAAGGCGGAAGGGTATAAACAATTGTTTAATACAGCATTTAAGGCAAAATGTTATTTGTGTGGTGGCGAAATTGAGGCATATAAACAATCAGACACAGAAGCAGAGAGGGTGTCCTGGTTAATCAGGTGCAAAAATTGTGGAGAACTTTTTGACGAAGATTAAACGCTGTCAAGTGTAAAAGATGGCTGAAAACAAGGAATATCAATGGTTTTGGAAGGCGGGGGAAAAAATAAATATAAATGTGGTATGCTATAAATAGAACAAAGGAGGGGGAAAAATGAAAATAGATAGAGAAAAATTAGGAAGGATAATAGAAGATGGGGGGATAGCGGGGAAAGTTTGGGATGGTGTATTTGGAAAGTGTTATTCTGTATATTTTAATAAATATAGGTTTGATTTATTGTATGGCGATAAAGAATTTGTTTATATGGATGTAATACGGGAAAAAGATTTACAAAATTTAATGGTGGGGTTTTGGTGGTTAAAAGAAACATTAAAAAAAGAAGGGGTAATAATTGAGGAGGGGGACAATGATTAAAGATTTATATTGTGAAAAAAAAGAAAAAACAGTAAATATTGATGAATGTTATCTGTGTAGCAAAACAAATCTTTCCTGTAATATTATTCCCGAATATGTCAAATTCCTTGAAAAACAAGCAAAAACAGAAAAAAATAATCAATTGTCAATAACTAAACTTCTTTATTGTCCCCGCAGAACTTATTTTGAAAAAGTAATTGACTATTCTATCAATGTTAACGAATTGTATGAAGTTTTCAGGGGTTCTTTAATGCATTCCGTATTGGCAGATTACAAGCAACCTGATTGTATTATAGAGCAAACATTTACACGCAATTATAAAGATATTGAGGTTTCAGGAACTATTGATAAATATGATATGAAGAACAAAATATTGTATGACTATAAGACAATTAAAAGTGTAGCAGATGATAGAACTTTAAGATGGGGAAATTTGAAAATAGAACATCAGGTGCAATTAAACCTTTATAAATGGTTATTAGAAGATAAGTTTGAAGTAAAACAACTTGTGTTAATTTATATCGCTGTAGATAGTATCCTGAAACAGGATGTTGAAATAAGAACAAACGATAATAATGGGAAATATAAACCTATTCAGGATGCATTTAATCGGTTAGAGGTATTGTCAAAATGCTGGAATATGAACCTGGAAGAAGCAAAAGAAAAAAACTTAATACCGCCTGCCGAAAAAGGGTGGATTTGTAAATATTGTAGATTTATTAGAGAATGTAGCGAAATAGGATAAAAAAGGAGGTAAAATGACCGATGAAATTGTCAAAAAAGAGGAAGGGCAAATTGAAGTATGGGGAACAAAAGATTTGGTTGAAAAAGCAAAAGATATTGCTGGTATTTTGTCTGATGTAATACAGGAAAGAAAATTATTTACAGTTATTGAAAACAAAAAATATGTGCATTGTGAGGGTTGGACGCTTGCAGGTGCTATGCTGGGGTTGTTTCCAGTCATCACAGAAATTAATGAAGAAAAGAACCAAAGGGGTATCAAATATATTGCGACTTGTGAAATAAGAACATCTGATGGCAGAACAATTGCAAGGGGTCAGTCAGAGTGTGCAAGTTGGGAAAAGAAAAGACAAAAAAGACATTATGAAGAATATGAAATAAGGTCTATGGCGCAGACAAGGGCGGTTTCAAAAGCATTCAGGTTGCTCTTAAGTTGGATTATGGTTTTTGGTGGATACGAACCTACTCCAGCGGAAGAGATGGAAGCGGAAGCGGTTAAAGACGATATAATTGAAGAAGATATTACACAAGAGCAAAAAGAACAGGTTGATTTAAAAAGATATTATATTGTATTGGGTAATCTGGGAATAGACAAAAACAGGGCAAAAGATTTGATTGAGAGAATGTATAATACAAGGACATTAAAGGATTTAACTACAGGACAATTTAAAGCATTGATGGGGCTGGCAGAACAATTTAAAACAAAAGAAGAATTTGAATGGTATTTGGGAACATTAAACAAAAATGGAGGTAATAATGGGTAAAAGAGAACAAATTGGGGCAGTGTGGGTGAAGAAGACAAAGAACGGGGAGCAATACTTGACATTTACAGTTAAACTTGATGGTCAAGAACATAGTTTAATTGCATTTAAAAATAGGTGGAAAAAGAACGAAACACAGCCATCTTTTTTGATTTTTACGCACAGACCATTTAGACAAGACGAGACGGGAGATATTGATGAAGAGGAAATTTAAAAAGGAGTTAAAATGGTAGAAAATGAACTTATAAAGGAGGATGTGATGGGATACAATAAACGAGGTAGAATGGACGGAACAGGGTCTTATAAGCATTCTTATCAAAGGAAAAAATATGGTAAAAAGGGTAGGAGACAGCAGAAAGGATTACCGTGTCCCAAAAATCAAAAGTTTTAAAAAACTTATATAGGAGAATAAAATGAAATATTGTCAGATTTGCGGAAAACAAATCAAAAAATTTAATGAAATAGAGATACCAAGTATGGGAATAATAATAATGTGTAAAAGATGTGATAAAATTTATAATAAAGAAAAAAATAAAGTTAAAAAGATTGAAAAATATTTATTGAAAGCAGTTGCAGAAATGAAAAAAATACAACCAAAAAACAAAGAAAGAATAGGAATTGGTGAAATCAACGAAGTATTAACAAAAATACAGGATGATGTTTTACAAAACACAATAAGAATGGTTAGGGGATGGAGAAGGGAATGGAAAAAGGGGGAAAATGAATAATGGAAAGAACATTGTCATTGGAATTGATGTTGGCTATGAAGGTGCAATTGCAATGTATGACATCAAGATAGATGACATTGTAGTTCACAAAATGCCTGTTATTAAGTCAGAAAAAGAAAAGAAACTTGATGTTGAAAAGATAAATTTTTTGTTTAGTGTGGTTTCTAATAATATCCTGATGTGTGGTCTTGAATTCCAGCATCCGTTTCCCTTTGAGGGTGTAAAATCTGTTTTTTCATTAGGAAAACAAACAGGAATACTTGAAGCAGTGCTAATATCACAACACATACCATATCAATATATTTATCCTGTGCAGTGGAAAAAAGAATTAGGATTAAAGGGGAAAACCAAAAGTGATGCAATGGTGGAATGTGTAAGAGTTGTCAGGGCTCTATTTACAGGTATACCAGTTAAAACTCCGAGAGGTAAGTATCTAACAGGTGTAATTGATGCGATACTAATAATGTTATACACATTACTAAAATACTGTCCTGAATGTAAAAAGGCAATTGAATGTAAAGAAATAACAAGGAGGTTGAATGAACCTTGTAGAGGTAGTGAACAATAGTAATTGCGTGTATTTACTGCCTATCGGAGATACACATTTCGGAAGTATCAATTCAGAAATTGAAAAAGTAAAAGGTTTCATAAATTGGGCAAAAAAAGAAAAAGCATACATATTCCTGATGGGAGATATTTTTGACGTTGCAACGATAGATAGCAAGACAAGTCCATTTCAGCAATCAATGACACTAAACGAAGCAATAGAACTTGCTTGTGAAATATTTGAACCTGTAAAAGAACAAATTATAGGAGGGATCGTTGGTAATCACGAGATACGGTTAACAAAGTATGCAGGATTTGATATTATGCAAAACTTTTGCAAGATACTTGACATAAAATATTGCGGATATAGTGCGGTAATCAGGTTCAGGACAGGACATAAAAAAAGGAAGTCAGGATTGGTAAGTCCTCGTGTAGAGTATATTTTTTATGCTCATCACACTACAGGTGGTGGTAATACAGTCGGCGGAAAATTAAACAGGATAGAGAAGTTGAGACAGATATTTGAGGGTGCAGATTGTTATCTGGGTGGGCATAATCATTTTGAAGGAATGGGGAAAATAGTTGTTGCGTATCTATCAAAAAGTGGTAATGGTAGAGGAAGGATAAATTATAGAAAAATATACTTTGTTGATACTGGTAGTTTTTTGGGATACGATGGTTCATATGCTGAAGAAAGAATGTTAATGCCAGCAACGACTGGTTGTCCTCGCATCAGGATGAACGGACATCAAAAGGACTTACATGTTTCACAGTAAGAAATCAAAAATAAGGCATTATTTTTATCCAGGTAAGGGTATGATACTATTTTTGAAAAATCTTTTTGAAAGTGGTCATTGTATTGGTGGTTTTTGGGTAAAATTGGGTATTTAATAATTGAATGGGGTGGAAAAATGGAGAAAAGATTAACTTATCTTAAAGCAATACAAAAATACTGCAGGTGGTGTATGTGCTGGCAAAATAGAAAACTTGATGAATTGTGTAATGACACAGAATGTCCTTTGTATTATTTCAGGCACGGTAAAAATGAATTACCAAGTAAAAACATTAGGATAGTCATATGTGGTGAAAGTAAAACAACAAAAAATTATACTCCATTAAAGGCAATTAAACAAAGATGTTTAGATTGTTCTCATTGTGAAAAAAAAGAGATTAAAAATTGTCAATGTTATGAAGGAAACGAAAAAGGTGTTGAACCATGTCCTTTGTGGGTATATAGATTAGGAAAAAATCCGTATCTAAAAGGTAAGAGGGGAAGCACAAAAAATTTTAAACATAACAAGGGGGGGAGAAAATGGCAATAAAAGAGTTAATAGGGAAGCAAAAGCAGAAAATGTTTGAGAATAGAATAAAGAAAATAGTTGAAATTGAGGATTTGAAGGCGTGGGCGAATAGGAAAACATATGTTGAGATGGAACAGGAAAAAATAGATAGGAGAAACAATGAAGAAAAAAGAAAAACTTAAAGAAGTAAAAATTCCACTAAAAAAGTTAGAAAGAATAGCCGAATATTATGAAATTCCAATTGTGGTTTTTTTCGCTACTGATGATCAATTTCCTTGTAAAACACGAAATGAATATTGGAAACAGTTGGCTTCCACGAAATTTCAAAAACTAATTTCTCAATTAGAGGCGATAATTAAAGAACTTAAGATGGATTTAATGTGGGAAAGAAATGAAAAGAATACTCTATAATAGTTTTAAGGGGTGAGTATGGAGAAAATTATTTTGAACAGAGGCGACATAATATTCTTTTATCCCAGAAGTAAACTACAGAAGGCAATTGCTTATTTTGATGGAAAATATTTTCACACAGGAATAATGATTACTTCTGATTTAATTCTATCTCAAACATACAAGGGATTAGTAATAGAGAACATACACAAGGCATATAATGGACATTTTGTTGATATTTTCAGAATAAGAGATGTTGATAATAAGGAGATAACAGAGATTATCAGGTTTATTATGTCTCAAAACTATCCTTACGATTTCGGTGGAGTGTTGAACTTTGTTTTCAGGTGGATACCGAATAATCCTCGCAGGTTCTATTGTTCAGAAATAATCGCATTTGCCTTGCTGGCGTTTGGTATATGGGTTGAAGATGTCCGCTTAAGTCCGCTGGCACTTTCAAATCAGGAAGTTATGGAGTATCAAGGAACTATACAAATAGGAGGATAAAAATGAAAGATATAAAGTTTAGGTGTTGGGACAGAATAAATAATAAGTTTAGAGAAATTAAGGAACTGTTTGTATGTTGTGATACGGTTGTTGGGGTAAGATTTCCAGACAAGGATTTTATGGGACCTGCTTATGCGACTTTACAGCAATTTACAGGATTAAAAGACAAAAATGGGAAAGAGATTTATGAGGGAGATATTATTGTGTATAGTTTTAATCATTATGGAAAGGGAAGGGTGGTAGAAAACACTGCCGAATTTTGGTGGGACTTCATTGAATACGGTTTAGACCAGGCAGAGTTAGAGGTTATTGGGAATATTTACGAAAACCCTGAATTGATAAAAAATAAAGGAAATGAGTAATTGGAAGATATTGGGACTTGTCAAGAGTGTTTAGAATACATTTGCACAACAAAAATTGAAAACAAGGAGCAATTATGAAAATCTATATTGCACATCCTATAAATGGTTTATTTTATGAAGAGGTAGTTAATTATTTCAAAACCATAGAAGAAAAATTAAAAAGGTTTGGCTATATAGTTTATCATCCAATGGTTGATAAAAACCATTTAAGAAATGAAAAAAGGTTCAGGTCTGATTATACATATCCATCAGCCACAAACCATGCTATAAAGGAAAGGGATAAGTGGATGGTGAAGCAAGCCGATGTTTTATTTGTAGATTTTACCGATGCAAAAGAAGTTTCAATAGGTTGTGTTAGTGAAATGGCTTGGGCAGATGATACTCCCACAGTCCATACGGTTGTAGTATTGCCTGAAAACAATATACATAACCACGCTTTTATAAAAGAAATGGCGGATGTAATATTTGCAAACCGAGATGATGCCTTCGGTTATTTACAAAAATTGATTGATATGGAAATTTAATAATGGGTATTCTTACTCAAATTATACAAGGGGGATTAAATGGTAATTGATGAATTGATTAAAAAACTTAAAGAATTGTATGATAAAAAAATGGATATAATACAGAAGAAAAATCACGATTATGCAAAACAATGGGATGTGTTCAGCAATTTTGAATACTGTGCAAAAGTAGCAAATATTCCTATTGAAAAAGTGATGTTAGTATTTATTGCTGTCAAGATTGCAAGATTAACAGAACTGTTTGATAAAAAAGAAGCGCTGAATGAAAGCATAGAAGATACCCTGATTGATTTGTCTAACTATGCAGATTTATTATATGTTTATACAAAACAAGGGAGAGTGAACAATAAGAAGGGAAAAATGGATGAATTTGTAAGAAAGCCGATTAAAGAGGTGGCGGAAAGGGAAGTTAAGGACAGTGGGAAAATGGAACTTATTTCGTATTTACTAGGGTGGCTTGAGAAGCAAAAATATGATGAATATGCATTTGCTGAGAATGACAGGGGGTATGTGCATGGTTATAACAAAGCAATAAAGGATTGTAGGGACTTTTTAGAAAAAGTATATTTTGAACTTAATGCTGGCAACAAAACTAAAGAAAAAAGTTGGGAGGATGAATTTGATGAAAAATGGGGGTTATGGATACGCAGTTTAAGAATGCCAAGCGGAGAAAGGCAAATTGATGAAATTAAATCTTTTATTCGTAAACTCATTGAACAAGAAAAAGAAGAAAAAAAGGAGTAATTGGATGGTGTTTGGGTTTGGTGTGGTTAGGAGGGAGAATGAATAACTGGATGATATTTCTGAATGGTATGCTGGTGGGAGGATGGATAGGATTTTTCGGGACACTTTTATTCTTATATTTTGCAAGAAGGAAACAATAAAAAATATAAAAAAGATTAAAAGAAATCCCAAAACCATTATTTTAGAATATACATTTTGTCCACCAGCACAAAAATAAAACCACAATTTTATGTTAGTTAATGGTATAATATTATTCAGACAAAAATATTGCCTTTAAATTGATTTTAAAGAGTATTTTTTATAATAATTTTAATTCCCTTTTTCATTATTTCATCTGTTATCTTTGCTACTTTTTCGTCATCCCCTTTTTTGCAAGCAATCAATTCTTTGTTGTCAAGGTAATGTATTATCTCGTGAGAAAGGACGGAAATTTTATCAAATAAATTTAAGTCCTTATTCAATGTTATTACCCAATAATCCCCATCCTCATTATAATCTATTTCTCCAAGATGCTTTATTTTTTTGAATTGAATACCTAAATCGTATCTTAGTTTTTTCAAAATTCAACCTTTATAATGTTTATAAACAGTCCGTCTTTACCTTTATTTTTGTCAAAATCGTGCATATAATAATATCCTGTTTCAAGATGCTTCAGATACACAAGAGGTTGACCTTTTATTTTTTCAATCAGTTTTCCAAAATTGAAGGAAACATACGCACCAACTGAAGGTGTTAAATCTGCACACAATCCAGAATACAACCACTGATGCTGGGACTGAAAAAATTGCCATCTTGCACCAACATCATATTTCTTTTTGTCCAGATCCCACAAGCAGGTTATACCCACATTCTGTTGATATGTCCAGTTTACAATTTCTTTCGCCACATCATTCGGAGTTATTGCCTCTGCTTTAACCTTGCTAACTCCTACAAAACTTAGCATAAAACACAATCCCAAAACTACTATAATCTTTTTCATATTACACCTCCTGTTTTTTAACCTCAATTAAAATTTTGTGTAAAGTAATATTGCACACAATTAATCCTTGTATTCAAAGTGAACGCAATCTTTTTGCTTCCAACTTCCACCCCAAGTTTGTCCAAGATGTTGTTCCCAATATTCTCCCAGTGGTTCATAGTCCTTGCAATCCCACGATGCCTGTCCATCCTTCAGGATTACAAGGTCAACCGCAAGTCCATCAAGATGTTTTGAATTCATTGTCCAACTTTTTCCTTCTTTAATCATTTGTTCCTGTCTTTCCTTTGTTCTATACCATTCATTGACAAAGATTTTGATATTTTGGGAATAGGCAAAGGCAACTAACTTGCTAACATATATTAGAAATTTTGCTTGTTTTTCTCTTAAACTTTCCATTTTATACCCTTGTGATTATTTTGTTATAGGTTGCCAAATGTTGTTATAAAAATCAACAATCTTTTGTGCAATAAAATAAATTTTACTTTGCCAAATATCAAAAAGATTTTCTACTTCCTGTATTAAAGCATCATCTTTTCTTGTAGGAGTAAGAGAAACAACTCCAGCCAACAATTTTATAATCTGTTCTACTATTCCCACAAAAACACCAAATTCTTTTATTATCAAAGAAGCCAGCCAGAAAATTCTTGTTATGACAAAAGTTATCATTTTTGCCTCCGTATTATATTGTCTGTTAAATTTTTTCCAATATCTTTTTATAAACCACAGTTGTATTTTATTCATTATTATTTATTATTGATGCAATCCAAATTGCTGCTAATACACCCAAAAGAACAATTACAGCCAAAATTTTAATTGCTATTTCCATAATTCACTGGTCTAACAGGTTGTATTCCTTGTTTCTCACACAACCTGATGATATTTTCCTGCATCGCTTCTAATGTCGCTTCTGTCTTGCACTTGAATTCTTTTAAATCCTGAACATCTCTAAACAGATTAGTCCCCATAATCACTGTTCTTGTATATGCTGCGACAAATCCAGCCAGAAAGGATAATATTGTTATTAACATCTTTAATTTACCACCATTGCTCCAGAATCTTTTCATATTAGTATTCCTTTCATTGTGACTACCACTCATTAGGAGGAGTAAAGTTACCTGTGTACGGCGCACTTCGCCTGAATCTTATATCATCAAGATATCCATTGAGAGACATTCCACCGCCACCATCACATCCGATGTATAATGCACCAGGTATTCCTTCTATGCTTGTGCCAAATGCCGTGCTGGTAGTAACGGTTAATTCAGTTCCATCTATGAACATCCTACAGTTATTACCGTCCCGCTCCACCGCCCAATGATACCAAGTGGAAGAGGATGCCGACCAAGGTGCATAATAATACGCAACAACTGTTCCATTTATAACAGCTTCGAAATATAAGTACTGAAACATTGGGTCATAATAAATCGTGTAATACCATCTCCCATTCGTTCCCCAGTTAGCTGTACACTCTATAAAGGGTTGTGNATTCATAAGAGACTCGCCAAAGTATACCCATCCTTCCCAGCACCAGTTATCCGTCCTCAATTGAAACCCCTTTGGATTCTCAACTGCCATTCCTTTGCCCATGCCGTCAAGACTTAAGGATGCTGTTCCGTATTTCTTTACTGATGTAGAGAGTATGGCTCCACTCCCCCCACCAAATCCAGTTTGTTCTGCATTCAATACTCTGCCGTAGTTAGGGTTGGATGAAGTATATGTTTGACCATCTGAACCATTGAAGTTGAACACGATGTCAGTTTCCCATCGTGTATCCCCAGACGAGCCTCCGCTAACAACAGTCTGGCATAGTTCTGTTTCAGTTCCTGCAGAGTCTTTATAATAGAATTTTCCATTAACATAGTACATTACGATATATCCCGGAGGCGGGTTTTGTGGCTTACTTGACATTACCTTAATCAACACACCACTATCGAAATATGTATC